TATTGGTGCTTTTGGTGTATCTAATAGAACTACTATTTCAGAATTTTCTTCTTTGTAGTTTAATAACTGATTTACCAACCTAATGGTTTCTTCTACCTCATCACAGGCAGTAATTGCGTAACTTAATTTCATTAATCTTCGTTGTGTGTTTTTATAACTTCATCTTCTACGCCATTTGTATAATTAATTGTACTACCGGATGGAAGTGATGTAGCTGTTGATGTTGTAATAGAACCATATCCAGGTGTTGTTGTAATTGTTGTCCCATATGGATTATTTCCTGTCCAATTTGGATAAATTGTTTTAAATGTATTATGGTCAGTTATTATCCCACCCATTGGAATTACATTATCATTAATCTCTGCTAATTTATCTTTTAGAGTATCCCATTGTTTTGGAGTAATATTAAATTCATGTACTCCCTCTGTAAATCCTTTTAACCAAAGGACAAATTCTTTTGATGTCATAACTATTTATTTTTAGTTTGTGTTTTAGGGTCAATAGATGTCACTTTCATTGTCGTAGGTGTTAATTTATCAACATCCATATTTAGTTCTACTATTTTTGATAAACCACTTAATTTATAAGTTCTATATGCATCATTTGTAATGATAGGAACTTTGCTAACTACTTTTTGATAAAATGCTTTAGCTCCACCTTTCATTTCTAATGTTTCATTTTCTTCATTTACAAATTTACCAAAAAAACGTTTAATTAAATCTGGTCTAATATTTGATACCTTTACACAATGAACTATATCCTTTGATTTTGATACAAATAATGTATAAATTATAGGAGCTGTTGTTTCTGAATATCTACCTTTAGTTCCATCCACATATTCGTATCCCTTTATTAAATAGAATTTAGCTCTAACCATTTGGGTTGAAGCTATTGTATTCTTATCATCAATAAATTTACGATATATAGGATTGTAATTAATCATTTTTGTTTAACATTTTCAATTTTGGTAATTGTAATTGTTGGAATTTAGGCTGTATTTTAGTATAAATACCATGCTGATTTAAAATAGTATTAAACAATTCAGTCATTTTTTGTAAACCAAATTTTTGCTTATTATTCTTAGCTAATTGAGTTGCACCTGATTTATATTTGTCATAGTTTTTATACACATCTTTAATCAAAGGTAATGCTTTTGAAATATTTACATTAAACCATTTTGATTCTTTTAATAAGAAATCATCAGCTGCTGATTCATGTACTTCTTTCAATTCACCATCTAATAATATTGCTCCACTTTTTAAGAAATCCAAATGACCACTCCAATTGGATGCAATTACTGGCTTACCTGTCAAACTGAATTCTAATAATGGTCTACCAAACCCTTCACCTTTTGTGAAGTTTAACATTGCTTTTACTTTTGGATGTTCATATAATCCATTCATTTCTGATTGAGTTAAATCTCCATGTAAAAGATAAATTGATACTTGCTTATAATCATTTCCTAATGTTTCTCTGATTTTTTTAATCGTATTCTCTCTATCAATTACACTAAATCCAGCTGAAGATGTTTTAAGAATTAATGCTGGCTTTTTCTTTTCATTTTTGAATGCCATTGCGAATGTTTTAATCATCATCCCCACATTCTTTCTATCCTCTCCCAAATCACCTCTTAACCAATGTCCTACGAATAAGAAAGCAAAATCTTCTTTAATTTCATCTAATTCAGTAATATGTGCAATGTGGTCAGTTCCAAAATCTTTTTCATCAAATCCTTCAAAAAGAACTTCTACTGGTTTTTCAATTTTAATTTGTCTAACTAATTGATTTGTTTTTTTATCCGTTTCATTATAAATCGTACCTACTAAACTTAATTTTGAATGTTCCGATGGAGTTATAATTAAATCCATCCTATTACACCCTTCAATCCAATTCATAGGACATGCAGTAGTTTCGATGGCTGCAGTAATACCAATGTTATAAAATCCTACTGCTTGAAATTCATTCGGAACTGTAACTTGGATATAAATATCAGGCTTTTCTTCTACTTTAGCTATCATATTATCTATAACCCATTTATGAAATTCATTATCATAATTAAGTGCATCCATAGGAGTTGTACCCCATCTTGTACTTATTATTTTAATATCAAATTTATTTAATGTGTAAAGTGAATATAGTAAATCTCTACTATGGTCTCCATAACCACTTCTAGTTGCTACTGGAGCTTGAAATATTAATGTTTGTTTCATATGCTATATAACTCGTATTTTTTTCTTGGTTTCCAATTTTCAAATGCTCCTTCCATGCCATCAACTAATGTTTGACACATAGCTTCTCTACTTAGTTTACCTTCTCCTAAGAAATGTTTTCTACCTTTTAATGCGGCCTTCTTTCTTTCTTCTCTGCCCATCTTATACCAATCCATAATTAAAGGTGCTACATCTTCAAAATCAACTCTATCATCAAAAATATATGGAGTAGGAACTGAACCTGTTGTTGAACGAACTGGCCAAATTGGTTTAACCCAATCACCCCAAACTACACCTGCTTTTTTATGTCTATCATGTAATGAACCAATCTCTACATAATCTTCTTCAGTAAGTAATTTACCTGTGCCCTTATCTCTGAATCCACATTGGTCTTGTAATCCACCCGTTACCGTTACAATGATTGGAGTTCCAGCCATTACCGATTCTGCAGTTGCTAATCCAAATCCTTCGTTAGATGCTATGTTAATTGTAGCATCAGCCATATTATAAAGATAATTTAATTCCGTTTCAGTATAACGATTTGGAGCAAATACTACATTAATATTAGGTGTACAATGTTCAATCGTAGTTGGCAAATCCGTACCATGTTCCATAACAGGTTCCGTATGCATTAATAAACATACTTTATCTCGTTTATCTTCTGGCAATGCATCAACAAATTTATCAAATGCTAAGATAACATCAATTGGTTGCTTTCTTCTAATATTTCTATTATTCCAATAAAGAACAAATTCATATTCTTTATCTCCAAAAATACTTTTCTTAAAATCTTCAGGAACTTCAACTGGCTTATATAGTTCTGAATTGATACCATGTGGTACATAACTTACTTGCCAATCTTCAGGCTTTTTCCAATGTGTTTCTTTATCCCAACCCCAAACTCTACGGGTAATACCATATGTTTGTTTTGAAATACATCCAATCCAATCACAGCTTTCGTAATAGTTTCTATTATATTTTGGGTCTGGCAAATCATCCCAAATATGGTAAAAGAATAAAGGACATGTTTGTCTAATTTCATGCTCAATATCATATAACCATAACCAATATCTTGGGTCAGTAAAGTGTAAAATTGCGTCGGGTCTTTCCGTCATTAATAATTGACGAATGACATCAGCATTTCCATATCCATCAAAAGGATATATTTTTACAGAAGCATCTTTAATTCCAGTTCTACTTCTAACATCATCGTTGAGGTCTAATATTCTTCCAGATTCAGGGTGTTTAATTGCTGCTCCCAATTGTACCCAATCATACTTATCAAGTGTTCCCATAACTAATTGTTTGGAAACATTGGCAATACCACTTGCCATTCTTAAATCATCCGATAATAACAGAATCTTCTTTTTTGCCATAACTTATTTCTTTTTCTTTAAAATTGAGAACCACTTATTTTTAATTCTGTATAAGTGTTTAATTGTTTTCTAAATTGTTCGTTTTTTACATAAAGGTCTAAAGTTCTGTTAACGAGTTTTTGGAAATTGATACCACTTTTGATTGTAGCTATTTTAAAATCCTCATCATATAACTCTCTTATAACCTTAACCGTAGTTAATTTTAGGTTTGCCATAGTTGTTTATAAATTTATATATAAATATATATAAAATTATTTTCCATCACACAAACCTCTTTCTAAAAATTCGCACCAACCACATAATTTTGATGGTTTTTTTGGATAAGTTATATCCATTCTGTATTTACCATCCTTATCAAATACACTTTCCACAAATTCAGTAAATCCTTTCCAAGCTTTATTAACAGATGGTTTACCACTTGCTGGTACATGTCTGCTAATACGAGGTATTGTATAATCTTCTACTTCAGCTACCTTTCGTTTTAATATGATGAATTCAACCTCAATCATATCTTCTGAAATTTTTAACATTTCTGCGTAGAATTTCTTATATAAAAGTATTTGTGTATTTTTAATTGGGTCAGATTTTTGATACTTACTCCAACCTTTTGTAGATGTTTTGAAATCTATGATTTTGTATTTACCATTAAACTTACTACGAATAACCAAATCAATAAATCCTAAAAAATTTACATTTTCTGATATCTTAGTATTGATGGGTTGCTCAATCGCAATCAACTCATCATGTTTTAAAGAAAAGAAATTGTTAAAGTTTTTTGATTTCTGAAAGTAATCTAAAATGAGATTACCATCTTCTAGAAATTCTACTAACTCTTCTTTTGAACAAATTGGGTCTTTGCCCTCATTAGATTCTTTGAGAAAAAACTCTCTCATCTTTTCTTTAAGAAATGCTTTCGTATCCATTCCTTTATCAGCTTGTGATTTGGAGATACGAAGGCATCTACTTAAATATTCTTGCAATGTTTCGTGCATTGCTGAACCAAATACTGAATGTATATTGGATGATGATTCTGATAAACCATCTATGTAACTTAGTTTGTATTGTTGTGGACAATTGTGCCACATACTATATTGTGAAAATGATACTCTAGCCATATTACAAATATACAAAAATTATTTGATTAAACCAAAAATTTATATCTTTAATTTTAATTTTGTAATCTGCTTTTTATCAATACCATACTTTTCAGAAATGTATTTTATATTTTCTCTACCTTCCCTTGTTGCATATAAAATTTCTAAATATTCATTTGCTTGTAATTCTGAACAATCGTATTCTTTTTGAATAAGCTCTACTATAAAACTTTCATATTTTTCAGCAGATTTACCTTTCATATACTTTAGAAAGTATCTTCCTTTTGGAATCAAATTAATATATAATTTGTACATATCCTTTGGTTCAAGCGTTTGAGTCAAAGGTAGTATCGATGCAATTAATTCTATCCAATCGGGATTCATTGAAAGAAATCGATTTATCATAAAATTACTCCAAGACTTCTTATCCTCATCAGATAGATTATCAAAATACTTAGGGTCTTGTTCGTTTGTTATAGCCTTAATGTGGTCAAATAAAGATTTACCAGCCATATTATTGAATTAATGGTTTAACTTTTTTATCTCTAAGTTCATCTGGTAATAACTCTTGCAAAGGCTTACCACATTGAGTACACAAATATAATTCAATTGGAATTATCGAATCTTGTGGTTGTCCTGTCATCAACTTACTTAATTTTTTAAATCGGAATGCTGGCATAAATGTTTTATTACCACATTCACAATCCATATCTCTTGCATCATTTAGGGTCATACCTAATGGCAATCCTTGCTGTCCTTCCATTATCTTATAATGTTTATAATTTGAATTAATAATGATGCGAATACAATCTCTTTATCCACTACCATTGAATCTTTATATTGTGATTCTGAAATTGCTAATATTATGTTGGCTGTATTACCACCTGCATACTCATCAACTTTATCATACAAATATGTATACATTTCAGTATAGTCATTCATTTGATTATCCAAAACCATTTGTCTAGTTTTCAAATAAAGATTTCTTTTATCATCTGAAGTTTTAAGAGCTTCTACTAATTTGGTTCTAAAATCGGATTCAATCATAATTGATTTATCCACTTTTAACTCTCCCTTGTTAGATTGAAGTTGGCATGTATTTAATATTCTACGAATATCAGGATAATATGAACTTACAATTTCAGCTACATTTTTAATATCATATGTAATCTTTTCAGAATCTAATATTTTACTAACTTGAACAGCTACATCCTTTTTTGTAGGAGGTGTAATTGCAAATGATTGACATCTACTTTGAATTGGGTCAATAATTTTCTCAATGTAGTTACAAGTCAAAATGAATCGACAATGTTTACTAAATGTTTCCATTAAGTTACGAAGAATTGCTTGTGCGTTTGGAGTCATATAATCAAACTCATCCAAAATAACAACCTTAAATCCTGCAAAACCTACCGATGATGCGAAGTTCTTTACTTTGTTACGAACGGTATCCACATTATTCTCATCCGATGCGTTGATAATCATAAAATCACATTTAATTGTGTTTACGATTAACTTTGCCAACGTAGTTTTACCAGTTCCGGCTTTTCCGTACAAAAGTAAATGTGGAATATCATTTGTATCCAAATATTGTTGAATAGTTTCTTTGATGGTTTCATTACCAACATACTCAGCAAGAGTTTGTGGGCGGTATTTCTCCACCCACAAGCTATGCTCTTTTTTATTAATGTTATTTGCGAAAAAGCTCATATTAATTTTTTACGAATACACCATTTACGGTTTTACCAGTACGGTCTTTAATTTCATTCCAAGCGGCTTCTAAACATTGACTAGGAGTTAATCCTAATTGTTTAGCCAAAATGATAAGTGTTACAAATGTATCACCAATACCATCTTTTATTTCCTCATCTTTAGATTTTAATAATGCTCCTGCGGTTTCACCCACTTCTTCCAAAACTTTTAATAATTGCTTTGGTGCATTTTCTTTCTTTAAGATATCTTTATCAGCTGCCCAAGCAACTACATTTT